GGGAATCCTCGGGTCATCGAGTAGGGTCTTTAGGAAGTCAGCTTCAGTAGTCTCAACGTCTATGCCGTTGTCTTTAAAGTACTTGGTTACCTGACGGGGTGAGTCGATGTTGAGCGTGTGTGGGACTCTAAGATGTTTTCCCTTAGCCTCAGGATCACATACGATTGGAAGGCCTCTTGATAGGTCCTCACGTTCCTTAGCGTATTTTTGAGCGAGTTCTTTTGAATACTCGATATCAAATCCGAAACCGCGCGGTTCGATGAGCTGAAGCGTATTGGATACTCGGAGCATGAATCTGTAGGCATCTACAAGTCCTCGTACATTAAGTTCCTTGTTGAAGTAACTGTGCAGTAGCCTGGTTGCGTGAACATCGAATGCGTTATATTTGTGAAGAATGTCAGGAGGGATATTTCCATAGTCCGTTGGTTGTTTTCCGTCTGGACCTTTAAGATAAGGAGCAATGTCATGTTTCCAGTCAGGGGTACCCAGCAACTCCATCCCCATATATTCAAGGCCGTGTACTCCTTGGTATTCATGTAGAGCATAGGACTGAAGCATGGTATCTTCGGTTAGAGTGGGACCTTCGAAGTCCGGATACCCCAGATAAGCTCGCAGAGATCCGAGGTCAAACTTTCCGTTCTGCGCCCCTAGTGGATTAGTGGCGAGGAACTCCCTGAAGTACTCACGGAAGATTTCATCCTCAAAACAGTCCTGGGCGAAGACAAAGACATCATCTTCTCCTTCTAGACCAATGCCGACACAGAGAAGCTTCTCCATGTGGACATTGCCGTAAGAAGTGTCCTTCTCTCGGGACGTCTCGATGTCCAGGAATGCAAGCAGATCACTACCAGTCAAAGAACGGATAGTGGTGGAAGGCATGTCGTTCTTGGTGATGACGTGAATGCGAGGCTCGTACCACTTGTCAGGAAGGTTGTCCCGGGACACAGCCTTACCTATATCGCTAAGCATGTGAGGGAACTTCTCCTGGCTGCGCAGACACGCGGCTGGGTGGAACGTCGGCACCACGGAGAATTGATTCAGGAGCTTGGGACGGCCTACCCGAGCCTTCGTGATCCCAAGCTTCTTGGCCATTTCTGGGTGAACGCTTTTGAGGGCAGAGTTCCCCATTGGAATGACAGTAGTTACACCGGCTTGCTGTAGTTCCTCGTGTAGTCTTGGCTTGCAGCATTCGATCGCCTCATCAGGCAGTTTCTTCATTGAGTCTGGGTAGTGACAGAGGGTTGCGTTTCCGAGGAAGACCTCTTCTCGATCGACGCCATATGAGTTGAGAACTGCGTTGAGGAGCTTGCCCGATGGGCCGATGAAGACTTCTTGCTTAGCAATTTCATAACGTCCCGGAGCTTCACCAATGAAAGCAAGTACGTTAGACTTACTGCTGCTGTCACTGCGGATAGTAGGAAAACTACTCGGGACCATACGTCCATGAACACGGAGAGGACACTCCTCACATTTAGCTGTAGGGTGTTTCCTTTCTAAAGCGCCCGATGGGGACGGATAGAGTGTCGTCGATCGGCCGAGGTTCATTCTCGACGATCCAGTATTCAACCCGTTCTCTCGAAGACTTATTGCCATTGGGCATTATCCCCTTACGAACACTAATTTTGATTTGGCCGCGTTGGACCATAGTTGTTTCCACGTCTGCTAAATCTCTAGATCTGACATGGAACATTCTCATCATTTCGGTTCGGGTGACGGTCTTGTTCTTGTTGTGCTGTGCTTTGATATAAGCTAGAATTTTGTCCGCTTTCTTCTCCCAAGGGTTAATGTCTGGAGCTTGTTCTACACCATGCGCGAAATCGGTAGCAGATTCGAGGAAGATATCTCCCAAGCGAATGGCCTGACAGACATCATCACGTTCTATGGTGAGAGAATTCCGTGCTCCTGCCAGTAGCATAGCGATCTTAATGATCGAGTCGGAAAGACGGATATACATCGGGGTATAGATGTTGGGATCAGTGGAGTTTTCGCCTAGCTTGAAAGCGTCATAACTAAGGTCTCTGATACGATCCCACGCTTCAGGAGTAGCGTGCATTTCCCGTTCAGTCTGTTTCACAGTCCGCTGAGTGGTCGTGCCTCCCAGAGTGATAGTCTTGACTGTTGGCCGGGGCTGCCAGAAGTTCACGATCCCGTACAACTCTTCGAGGATCTGAGCCTTGACGTCTTCCGTAGGGTCCACTTCGGGCGGAGGTCCAATCGGTCTCAGTTGTTCACTACTCGTGGTGCCCGACACGATAATGAACCGTGGAAGGAAGCCACTACGAATGTGCTCGATAGTGACTACCTCTTGCATTTGCGTCTTGATTCCACCACACCAGATGATCAGGCGTGGTTTCTTTACATCAATGGTACCGGTGCGGAGTGTTCTCTTCTCCTGTCGACAGTCATAAAGAGAGGTCAGAGACTGGAGAAGACCAGCCATGTAGTCTTTTTTGACTGTGGCCTCAATGAATCCAGTGATCTCATCACGGTGGAAGATTGAGGTCTTCCCGTCTCGTTGCTGTAGCTCGGTAAGAATGCCCTCTTGAGATCCATCAGTGCCCATGAGGAAATCATCAGAAGATAGTACTTCGCCCAATGTGGACATAGCAAGGTCCATAGATGTGGACTTGCGAGTAACAGTAGTTCCAGCGAGTATCATCGCCCAGATATTAGGACGGATCTTGGTGTGTTGTGCTGGTAGGGTAACGAAGGGGCACATAATGGCAGACAGAATGACAGCTCCACCAGCTATGTGATACTGTCGGGGTGCATCTGTCCGAGACCAACCGTACTCTACATATCGATCGATGAAGGTTTCCTCAGGTTCACTGTCTCCTGCTCTCTTGAAAGTTATGCGACTCATGAACCTCAGTCCTCATTAAGACCACTGGCCCCCACCCAACAGGATGGGAGCCAGTAGCCCTACTCATAAAAAATTACTCCTCATTGTCGACAAGGAAGCGGGAGATCTCGTTCTTCGGCCCGTATTCCTTGGTCGGGTCTTTCTTGTCCTTGCGAGTACCGACGGGGCGGAGCTTGGCCTTGAGCTTGAGACCGATCAGCTCGTCCCACTCCCAGTCCAGAGGCTTGCCCTCTTCCATATCGACACCAAATGCCTGAAGCATCTTCTTAGTGACCGGAAGAGACTTCTCATCGTACAGAGCATTGAAGTAGATTGTACGACCGTTGTACTTCTCCAGATCACCGTCACAGTCAGTGATCTCGAACTTCAGCTTGGACATGTCAGAACCAGGATTCTTGCCACCCTTGGTGACAGTGTCCTCAGCCTCAATAAGCTGGAGGATGTAGTCACCCGCAGGAGCAGGAGTCCACTCTTCAGGCTCACCAACGTCAGTGAAGTCAACACTAGGCATTTAGATCAGATCTTCTTTCCGATTTTGAGGTTCCCAGTTGGCTTGTTTGTGTCCTCAGCGGACTTGACCAGCGCACCTGACCAGTACTGGTGGATCAGAGGCATAGTCGGATTGTCAAGCTTGAACGGTAGCTTTCGGGTGCGATCCTTAGCGACAACATCGCCGCTCAGTCCCGTCTGCAAAGAGCGAACACCAGATCGGTCAACAGAGAGTCGGTAGACATCATTGACCATGCCTGGCATTTCACCGGCAAGCTTGTTCGTGAAAGCAGGAGTCCACTTGTGGCGCGACTCCGACTTGTCAATATCTAGCTCCCACGCTACAAGGATAACGTAGCAGGGAAGCTCTCGGAAAGCGCGGATAAGCTTCCGCATCTGTTCCGATGACTGGTTCCATCCTCCATTGGCAAAGGTTGCCATAGCAAACTCAGTGAAGTTGATACCCTGAGCTGCCAGCTTTTCAGCCTGGAAGATGTGCTCCATCCCCTTCTTCTGACCCTCAGTCAGATTGTCGAGGATGATTGTCTTGTATCCTGCACAAGTCTGCGCATTGAAATCCTGCCCTCTATACAGCTCGTTGTAGACTTCCTGAAGCTGCTTGAATCGAGAGATGTCAATGATCTCAAGGTCAGGATAGATGTCAGTGATGCTCTGAGTACCGTTCTCAATGTTGAGATGGAGGACAGGGTTCATCTCAGGTACTTCTACGCTAGAAGCAGCAAGAGTAGTCTTCCCAACTCCAGACCCTCCGTAAATACAAACGCTAGGAAGAGATCGATCGTCACTCGCACGACGTACCTTTAGTCCACCGAGTTTCCCTGGAGTCAGAGTCATTGTCATGTGATATCGAAGTCTCCTGCCTTTACTCCGTCAATGAACGACTGCCACTCTTCAGGAAGGAAGGAGAGAACAGGACCATTATTCTCCTTCGAGTCACGAACGTCAATGGCAACAATGGGACCATCAACATGACTGGTCACCATCTGAACTTCTACACATATCGGGCTATCTGTCTTGCAGAGAGAACTCTTACGCCACATCTACTTCACCTTTACAAATGGATCGCTACGAAGAGAATGCTCAAAGTCTTCACCATTTGTTTTGGCGAGACAAGGAGTGTAGTAGGCACATCCAGAGCAGGAGAAGTGTCCTGCGTTCGGGTAGATCGTCAGATCTTGAGAGATCATGTCTCGTGCGATCTGATAGATCGTAGTGCCAGCAGACTTTAAGTTTTCTTTAGTCTTGATAATTGTGAATCTACGATGAAATACTGGTGCGTCATTGCTCTTCAGGAAAGCGATGTACTCATCGTACGCACCTGAATCGTAGGCTGCACGGTCAAACCGCTGCACCGTTTGGGTGAAAGTTTGGAGGTCCGTCGCCGCTGCCTTGTCCGTACTGAAATGCTTACCTTTATAGCTGCGGCTCAACATCTTGGGCGTACGAGGGTAATCCTTGCGGTACTCAACGTACAAGAACCCTCGAATGTCAATACCTAAAATTGATGATGCAGCCCAGGTGTAGCCGTTCACCTGAGGGTCGAGTAGTAGGAGCCTATCGTCTTTTCTGATCTGACTGGCAGATTTGTGATCCCAAATGAAATAGCCGCCATTGTAAAGGTCTTGCATGATGGCGTCGATCCGACCATCAAAAGTGACTACGGCGCCGTACGGGTGGACCTGTCCACAGGTGCGTAGACACTCATCCTCAGTAACATTAATACCTTCACCAGCATATTGAATGGGTGGAGCCATACAACGTAGAGGTTGACCGGTAGAAGGGTCAACAATGGGAACTTGGAACGGAACTTCTACCATTACCGGACGGAACCAGTGGTCTTCTTTGGGATGGACGTTGAGGCCGTACCACTCAAGCATACCAATGCCGAGGTCGATACGCTCTGTGTAATCGTCTCCATCAGCCTCTAGGAGCTTGGTCTGTCCGGTTTGCTTGAGGTAGTTTGCGCGCTGCTCTTCACAAGAGTTAATGAATGCATCTATAGCGATGCGTGTCTTCTCTTCAGGAGAAGTCTGGTCCCATGTCTCCGGATCATAGAACTTCTCTAGAGCTACGTGGAAGGCAATCCCGAACTGAAGGGGTTTGGCGGATATCTCTGGGAGAATACCATCCCGGTATGCCCAGTCCCATCTACGCCTGCAACCTAGGAAACTGCGGATTTCAGAAGTATGGATCTCGTGAGTGCGGGTCTCGTTCATCCGCACTCACCCTTGTGCCCGTATGGCTTCCAGCAACGCTCTCGCTTAGGTGGATTGCCACTGTAGTAGACAATGAGTCCACACGTTGGCTGAGGCTGAGGTTGAGGCTTTTTCTGTTCTGGTTTCTTCGGTGTTTGTGCCACTGTAGGCAAGTTCCCTTCTCAACAACTGAATGGAGAAATGGAATGCAACGGAGGTCCAGGTCGCGGGATCACCAGACCCCCGTCGCAGACGTACAGTGTAGCACACTGGGCATGAGGGCCTACACGGGACGGGGGCCTCCATCACGTGCAGAAGCATCCCTGTATACGTAACCTGTGTTTGGCACCGCTGCAACGGCAACGGCGGTAAGGATGGAGATTACAATCTGCCACCACTGCTGTGCTGAGACATCACCAAATGCATAGTTAGAACCGATAGCGACAAGGGCAGTAGTAAGAGCCGCAGCTCCACTTGCGAGAGCCTTCCCGTATCTCCAGTTAGGGTAGTTCTTTGTGTTCCACACCACAAACGCGCCGATCGCGACAACGATGATGTTCACGATTTCTGAGAAGCCAAGAGGTCCGGCTACGAGAAGCGGGACGATGGCCACGAGTACGGCACCGAGTGCCTGAGCTACTGCCTTTGCGATAGTCATTACTGTTTCTCCAAGTTAGGATCTGTATCTGCTAGTGGTTCTGGAGGATCAGGGAACTTGATTCCAGTACCCTCCATAATTTCTACTACTCTTTGTCCCCAACCTTTCCACCGGTGGCGACTTCTTTCTAGAACGTAGACTCGTCGTGCTAGATCTTTGTTACCCCGATCCAGCTCTTTAACTCTTTCATCGTTCTTGTCTTCTCTGGAGTTAAGTTCTGCTACTTCTTTCTGTAGTGCAGCTACTAGATTGGTCCAGCCTGTAGTTTGATTAGCCTCTCTAGAACTACTTCTAGTGAACTTAGCTGCTACGAATGCTCCTAGAAAGGTAAGTACTATACCGATCACTTGAAAGAGACCACTATTCAGTAGGCCCACTGCGTCTCCGGGCGCAGGGACCTTCTGGATGATCAGGAAGGTGCTTTGATAGGAACATAAGCAGGACAGTAAGAGTTCCATAAACCAACCCTGCTATATAGGTATTTTCTCTACCATATTCTCCGCCAGAAAAAACATTAATAAACCACGACCACCAATATCCAGCTCCCCAGAGAAATGGAGGAAGCATCAAGCCAATGAAACCCCAACCATCTTCACAGGTCTTAGGTCGTTGAATCGCTGCCACAAGAGCCAGTACTCCCCCAACAATCCACATGGAAGAGAAGATATAAATTCCTGGACCTTTGTCCAAGAAGTCGAGAACTCCTCCTGACCCTGGTCTGGAGAACCGCTCCATAGGTTTTACTAGAAGTCCGGTTCCAAGGAAAAGCCAAATGGTACCTATAAGGAGAAGAACAACTCCTCGGGTACCGACAAGTTGGATAAAGAACTTCTCTGTTCTATCGTATGCATTAGGATTCTGCAATTTGCACCTCAACAAAGGCTGTGTTGTCGAGGTTAGCGATAACGATTACTCCGTCTGATCCTGTCAACAGAAGAGAAGAGTTCGATCGGATAATATTGTAGGCATTGCTACAGGTTTGAACAATTCCCTGGGCTTCTTCTTTGGTTTGATCTCTGAAGATAATGGTTCGCCGTTCGTTGGCCAGAGAGCTAATGGTGACTCGGACATCGAAATTCTTTTCCTGATCACTCATTGTTCTCTCTTTGCGCTTGGATCAGTTTTCCTACGGCATCCCATAGAATACCAATCATGTCACGAAGATCCACCTGAGTATCCTCATCGTTATCGCCTCGACGTACAACGAGAGATGGGTCAATAGCAGCCAGGTCTTCAGCGACAGGAAAGCGGTGTTTGTGCTGTGCCCCCTCTCTATATCGCCATTCCTTGGCCTTCGCTCCATGAATGACATCCCAAGAGGTCTTCCCTCCCGCGAATCGGGGAGCGCCTACTGCCTCCTTTTTCTGCTCTGAAGAGGCCGTAAGGAATCCAGATGCACTAATGGGGCCAAACGTCATGGAGTCACCATTGGTCACCGCTAGACCATCGGTGTCGAATTTCAGACCCGAATTCTGATTGACTCCCCAGAACCAACCCTTACCGTCTCTACCGTGCTGGTAGTTGATGTGGCCAGACGCCATTGGTGCGCCATTGGTATCGTAGTTAATAAAGGCAACTCGTCGGTCACCCTGAACAGGAATCAATGCCTGGTCAATAATGAGGTCAACCGTGGCCGACCGGCACCTTACGAAGTTGGGCTCCGCATAGAACTGGGAACCAGCTACCAGTCCCTCATCGGCAATGCCGAGCTGAGCGAACTGCTGACGTAGCCAGACCGTTCCGACCCTGCGAGTATCTCCGCCACTGGCCTGCATGGTAATACCGGCAGCAGACGTCCCCTCAGTGAAGACATCGATATAAGCAAAGGAACTGTTGGACGCCCAGAACTGCATCCTATTGGGATTGTTCCCACCGGGATTCATAATGATGCGCTCGCCTACTCCGGCAGTGGCAATCTGGCCCATGAGGAATGCAGAGCCAGTAGCAGCGTCAATCCAGAAGGAACGGGTTGTCCCATTGTTGATGAATGCCTGAAGACCGAGTAGTGGATGGATCTCCACTCGGTTGCCTGTAGGAGAGCCAGCAATGAAGCGGTTAGTGATGACGAGGTTGGTTTCTAGTTTTACCGCAGTAACGGCACCGGCGGCAATAGTTCCCGCCGTCACTGCGTTGACATCGATCTTACCAGCTATGACAGCGAGAGCAGCAATCTCCCTCGCTGTAATGGCCTGAGCAATGAGCTTCCCGCCGTCAATCTGATCGGCCAGAATATGCACACCAAGAATAGCCCCCGCCATGATCTTAGGCGAGGAAATAGAGTCTGGAGCAATCTTGGTTTCGGTAACTGCTCCCGCTTGTAATGCTGCCTCAGTGACAGAGTTGGCGGACAGTTCTAGGTTGCTAGTGATGTCTGCAATCAAGTCATTGGAGACAACCTGTCTGGGGTCTCCAGAGGCAGGCTCACTCTTCTCACTCTCTTTGCCGGAGTGATTGACAGCGGTCACCCACACCAGATAGTTGGTGTATTCCAGAGGAGCAATGGGGAACTCCTCTGGCCACCCAGTACCTAGAGATCCTCCGGCCTTGATGTCATCAGGGTTTTGTGTAGGAGCGTAGTAGATGTTCAGGTGGTCGAGATCTGAAGGCCAACCTACACCGCTCTGTGTTTCTCCTGTATGACGGACTATGAGAGAAGCGAGATTAGGAATAACGATAGGAGCAGCAGGAACAGGAGGAGGATTAGGGTTGTTGACGGACGCAGCGGTGAACGACCCATCAGTCTGCTTTCCTAGGACTGTACGAATGACACCATTGTCATCGTAAATGTTGAGTCCACCATCTGTAATGGAGGCATTCTTCAGTTGAGCAGCACGAAGACCAGCTTCCGCTCTCCGCATTCTCTGTTCTAGGTCAGTAACCAGAGAGACAATCTTCCTAGTCTCCGGGTTCGGAGGTGCAATGATAGGCATTAGCGCCCGTCCCACTGTCGTAGTACACGCAGAGATGACCAAGGAATGTGGGTCATGTCGTAGTAGTCGAAGATTCCTGAATACACATTGACATAGGGTTGGTTAGGTGTTGCTCCCTCTCCAAGGTATTCAAACAGGAACGCCATTCGAGCGCCGCCATTGTCACCAACGTACGCACCGTATTTCTGAAGAGTCTTGCCTATGATTCGTTCCCAAGTGGTGATTCCAGTAACGGTATCCATGTTGATCGATGGATCGATCTGTACCCGTGCACCCTCAGGTATAGGAGTGGCTACTCCAGCTCCATTAGCTCCGTCACCCACAGATGCGGGATAGCGTACAGCTGATGAGGCTATGTTTGTAGAGAAGAACAGAGCATGGTTAAGAGACGCATAACCAGCCGCAGCAGCAACAGTCATCTCTGAGGATCGAACGACAGAGCCGTAACGTGACAGACGGGCGCCAGTTGAGCTACCAGTTGATGCAGCTCCAGCCTCTCTACCATCTCCATTAAGTGGATTCTGACGGCCCCATTGAGCAGTCCACGAAGAACCACCATTTACAGCACGCCAAAGAGAGTGGACGACGCCGCGAGTAGGATCGGCTGTCGTGACATGTCCGTCGTAGTTCGCACCAATAGCAACACCTGGTACAATGACGTCAGACGGAATAGCCATTGGTATTGAATGAGGGTCAGGTCCCCATGCTGGAACATTGCTAAACGTCACGTCATACTTAGGTGTCGATGCTGTCACTGCTGCTCCAGCAGACCCGCCTGGCCCTCGCATAGCAACACCGTATTCAATGATGTCACATACATGTTGCTGAGCAGCAGCCGAAAAATACCCAGCCCATGTTGCAGAGTTTGAGTCAAGAACTGGACTTGCCGGAATAGGATTCCATAGCCAGTCTGCGTCTGGAAAGAAAGGGCGAGCGTTCCTTCCTGCCGCTGCAAGCACCGCGCCTCTAGACATTACGCAAACCCCTGTCCGCCTACCGCTCCATACCAACCTAGATTGTTGGGGTTCCAGAAGGTGTAAAGACTAATGGAGTTGGCGTTCGTCACATGGGTGGGAACAACGCCTGCTTGCCATTTGATTGTCGGCCAGGTGATCGTCCACCCGCCAGTAGCGTTCTCAATGATGTGCACGTCCATACGCACTACCTGACCAGCAACTCCAGAACCGAAAGTAAAGGTAGAGTTCGCAGTCATAGTAACAATCTTGTAAGTTCCCGTTACGGCAGGATCTAGAGTGGTAGCTCCAGACGCCGTGATTGCGTGAGTGTTCTCTGTAGAACTTCCCCCTCCCGGGGGAACAGCCAGAGTTCCATCATCTCGAATAAACTTAGTACCTGTGGGTGTCCCCGTTGCCAATCGAGAGATGGGAATGACAGAACCAACAACGTCACCAATATCATTGACCCGTGCAAGACCATCTCGAATAGGCTGCGTCCACGTGTAGGGAGCTGCGTTATCTGGTGGCAAAGTGATGGACATAATTAAGTGACCTTAAACTTTTGAATGTAACGAGCCTTAGCATTTGGATAAGAGTCCAATTGGTGGTCTACTACCCCAAAGTCATTGTTGTAGACGTTATAGAGATACCCATGAGTTTCGTACCAATCATAGAGGTCATTGATGAACGAAGGAGAGTCACCCTCTCCAGTAGTTCCACCCCCTGTGACCACTGCCCAGAGGCCCCACTCGGTATGACCGAGGAGCTTATTGTGCGAACGGGCAAGCTGAACCTGATGCTTTAGACCATTGACTCCGGTCTCACCATCACGCAGCCATGTCCACACAGTAGTATGCGATGGTGATCCACCAGGCCAGTAGTAGTCGTACAGTCCAATACCTACAATGTCGATATATGTGTCACCGGGATACATATTGTCGAAGGATTGGTTGGTGTAATCGAGCTGACAGTTCGGGCACCACTCAATGAGCAGGGTGGGGCAGGCAGCTTTCAGAGCAGCCGCCGCACGATTGAAACCAGTCTTGTAGTTCGCCAGAGTAGTTGCGTCACTAGGAGGGACAGCCCACGCGCGAGAGTTGCCATTGAACTCCCAACCCAACCTCACTATTGAATTCTGTAGATTGGCCTTCGCCTGAAATGCGTTTCCCAAACTGGTGAAGTTAGAATCGTAGTTAGACGATGATGCTGCCAGTTTGGCATATTTCTGAGCAATAGTTAGTCCAGAGTCATCATTGACGGTGAGCAAAGGAGCAGAGTAGGAGAACCGTCGTCCTGCCTTGGCGCCAACCCATGTATTCCAGTTCGTAAAGTTCGTGCCGGTGTTAAAGAATGAGAACTGAGTCTGATCACCGAACTCGTGTCCTAGCGGAACGCCAATGGCATTCGTAGTTTCCCATGTAGTGATAGCAGAGCCACCGTCATAGCCCTTATACATTCCGACCATAGGCTTGGGACGCCTACCCACAAGACGACGTCTGCTCATAGTGTGATCTCTCCTGAGACAACCCACTCATTCGCTGTGCGTTGTGTGACTGTAGCCTCAGCCCACTGACCGCCTAGCTTGATTGAGGTGAGTCCAGTTCCCAATCGAGATCTGAATGTCACCCCTGCTCCAGCAGTAATAGTGGTTTGTCCTGCTCCACCCTGACGAATGTGGTAGAAGGTGCCTACTGGGAACGCTACCGAAGAGTTCGGAGGAACAGTGTGCGTATTGGCTGCCGCATTGGATTGCTCAACCAACTTCCCTGCATCGGACAGTACAGCGGTGTAACTCGTTCCCGTCTGGAAATTATGAGTAACCGATGTTGGTGATCCTCCACCAGTACCGGGGTCAGCCCACGTCCTGTCATCCCGAAGATACTTAGTTCCTGTTGGAGTACCAGTAGCCAATACTCCTACTGGAATGCGCTTAGGCGTTGCAGTGTCCGCATCGTCAGTCAGCTCATTGGCTCGTGAAATAGAATCTCGAATAGGCTGAGTGTAAGTGTATGCGGGAGCATTGTCTGCTGGAACAGTGATTGCCATATTTCAGTTATCTCCTTAAGCTGCGTTCACCTGAAGAGCAACACCAAGCCATCCTGAAGGTGCTCCAGATAGTGTTGCTGTCTTTGTACCAGTAGCTCCACTAGAGGCAAGATCTTGCTCGTACACCCCAATTCGAGTGTAGGTAGAGTTACCGGCAGTAGACTGAATCACCTGAGTCATTCCAGAAGGTCCACTGCTGAACGTTCTCACCGTTCCTCCCGTCTCTGCCATATGCGCAGTGATGAGAGCATCACCAGAAGTTCCGGTGATTGACGGCGCCTGAATGGAAGTCGAGCCACTATTATCCCGGATCCATGTAACGTTTGAAACGGGAGAGCTGCTGTCGAACGTCCCGCCCTGAATAGCAAGCATTACGACAGTACAGTTCGCTCCAGTGTCATCTGGGAAAGAGAAGGTAGATGTAGACACATCGGAGGATGTAGCTATCTTGCCCCACACCTTGCCATATGGAGTCCCATTCCCAGCAGTAGCAGGAGCCTGAGATCCCAGCAACGAGAATCCTGAAGGAGCAGTCATCGACGACAGAGAGCCGTCAGTGTCAGACTCCTGGAACACCACAATGTAGTCACCGGATGTCAACCCGGGAGGCCTAGGACAAGCCACAGTAGGTGAGTTACCTTCAGCAGCGGAGGACGACGACCTGATAATTGGAGTGGTAGGTCCACCGCCACCGCCACCAGTTGTGGAGACCACATCAATGTATGCGTCGATGGGACCAGAGAGCGCCGTACCTGGAGTGCCGAAGGATGCCGCAGCATGGAAAGCGTTCTGCTGAGTCGATCCTGCTGTAGCGTCTCGCGACCAAGAAATGTTGTTGAGTCCTGGATCTGGCCAGGTAAAGCCAATCCAGTAGTCATTTCCGGCACTAATTCCTGTCTGCTGAGTTCCAGAGAAGGTGAAGTTCTGAAGAACTTCAGTAGTATTGGAGACAGTCAGTGTATCCGACAGACCCAACAGACTGCCCGGACTTCCACTAGCGTCCGCGTAAACCACCATCTCTACAGAGGCAGTACCGGAATCCACCCACAGTCGAGCGTGTCCTGTGGTGACAGTGCCAGTTGCCGTAGCAGTGAACTTGGAGACAACAGTCTTGTTAGCACTAGAGCTAGATGTCTGAGTTCCGTTAGTGATCTTACCGAGTTGAGATGTAGTAGACCCACTGCTCACTGTTCCACTAGCAGATAGAGTCATAGTTGTTGACATAGCTACAGCAGCGGAACGAATTGTTCTCGCATTTGCAGTGAGTGTGGCTTTAGCTGCAAGACTGACTCCGCCACCTGAACCAGCAATAGCACTTGCACCAAATGGTAGAGATCCAAATGGAGAGTCACCAAAACCTCCACCCCCACTACCAGCACCAGGACCAAACGCCAATGCACCAAATGGAGCGTCCCCAAAGCCGCCACCGATAGTGAATGTTCCAGTAGCATTTGCTGTCAGCGAGGAAGTAGCAGACAGACTTACACTAGCGCTCGGAATCTGAGAAGCACTTGTCAATAGGGTATTGGAGATTAGTGTGACAGTGGAGAACCCAGGCCCTGTAACGATTCCAGATACCGCCAGAGTCGGAGATACTGGTAGAGCAATTCCAGCAAAGGCAATGAGCTTGGAGTTTCCGATGAGAAGACTGTGATAGATAAAGAGGTTGTTGACAAAGGCAAACGATCCACCGAACGCAACACCATTAACCGTAAGGTTGGGTGTAGCAATGAGGAATACTCTTGCTGTAGGCACTGGCACTGAAGGAATAACAACCAGTACCGGAGTGATAGTGAAGTGAACATTGCCCACCCACGCCACTGCACCGATCGGAGGAACAGGATCAAACGGAACGTAATCGTCAGGCTGAATCCAGATGTCCGAAGTATCCAGTAGACTGTCAGAGCGTGCCAGTCCTAGCCTGACTTTGTCACTGGAGGGCTTGTTCGAAATGCTGGTGATGCGATACCAGGACGTGTGGAGAACCATGAGCCATGGAATCTCTACCTGAACCTGGATATCATCTCCAATCCGATAGGATCCTACCGGTGCGTTGGAGTGGTAAGCATTGATGACCAGCTCACCAATCTCGAATGCTCGGCCTCGTCTGAAGGCCAACTCTTGAGCTGCACGAGCATCAGCGAGACTCTGATTGGTAATGGACTTGTCAGTAATCACCACCTCCTTGCGCACTCGATCAGCGAAAGACTCGGCTCGGTAAGCACGAATAGTATCCGCACCATCACCAGCGCCAATAACTAGAACGGCACTGGCATAAGTGTCTTCTGGTTCCTGAACGGGAACTACTTCTAGGATGTTCTCTTCGTTGAAGAGGAGGTTAGGACGTGCCACTCCCAGCCGTGGGTACCCCAGATCGATGAAATGGAGTACGTCTGTCCTGTCAGAGTTCCAGGCATGCCTCTCGACGTAGTCGAATGGGGTTGAGCCTGAAAGGGAGTCGATCTCCTCTCCAACATTCTTAGCGTCCCACCAATTGAGTTCGTAGGGCTTGGCATCTTCTGCCCTATGCCCATTGATGAATCCTTCTAACCAATCTTGGGGGTTGGTAGAATGAGAATCTGTATAAAGTCTGGACAACTCATCATTATAGGTTTGGACTACAGCTTCTGCTCCATCCCATGACCAGTCCTCAAAGATTGGGTCACCACTCTGAAGTCGACGAAGGATAAGGCTGGCGGCCTCTGTCCTGTCGTTATATGCCTGAGAGGTAGCAGGCTCTCCAATCCTCACTGGAGAGGAGTTTTGAGATACAACTACTCCGTAGTCTGACTGTGGTTGTGCCTGAACATAGTTCCACAGTGTACGGACAACAGACAGAGGATCAACTTGGATCTGAGAGAATGTAGAATCATAGTATGTGTAGTGAGGTACTGCCGCTACTCCCTCAGCAGAGAATGCCATTGAGCTTTCCTCATACTGAGGAGGAAGCATAATGGCTGAGGCTCGAATCTCCTGGTTGATCTCTACATGCAACCAGTAAGCATATCCGTCCAGACCAAGTTCCTGAACCTGAATCAGCTCCGGACTGATAGAGCCGTGCATAACTGTAGGACCAGAGAGCTGGTCTGTGTACTCGAAATCTTCAGAGACCGGAAGTTCCCACTCAATGATTTCCCCGTCAAGGATGCGCTGAGCAATCAACCGGAATGGATGATCCTGAGGAGGATAGACATACTCAGTGCGTAGTACTGGGCGTCGATAGGGGAGAGCGCCAGCGCGAAGCATGGCCACGGCCTGCAACAGAAGACCAGCAATAGTCTGTTGCCGGGCCTGGAACGTCAGGTTGGGAAGGATAATCAGTGCACCCTTAGGGAACACTGAAGCATTCAGAGTTAGTCTAGGAATGACATAGATAACAATTCCACCCGGAACGATCGATCGAGCGATCAATTGCGGGAAGGCAGTGAGAAGAATGCCTCCAATTGGTACTGGAGTCAGTGGGCTACTGGCAGTCAACCGCGACAGTGCGGGGAGGGTGACTGCACCCCCAAAGGAAACTCCAGTACTGATTCCACCTTCGAGGACGAAGGAGAACATGGAACAGTTATCGGAGTTGGTCAGGGTGAAGTTAGATGTACCCGTTCCTGTCCCCGTAGGGACGTTGGCACCCGTGACTGTTTGGTTATCAACATTGATTTCAGCAACAGCAATCCACTCAATCTGAGTAGAGTTAACTGTCTGCCCACTGTTGTAGCGAGAGGTCCATCCCGTAGGGACAGTAACCGGTCCGGCACCAGTAGTAGCTCTGTCACTGCCCATAATAGTGACAACAAGAGCTTTATCTGTAGCAGGAGTTACCGAAGGTGCATAGGGGGTAAGAGTATCTGATGATCCGCGAGAAGAGTGCTGACCGAGTGTAGAGTAGTTCTTCCACGCAATTCGAACTGCATGGTAAGCACCGGACCCAGACTTAGTCAGGGTTAGAGGGTTGGAATCTCCTGTAGTATTGTAAAGAACAATTGCATTAGAAGGAGAAGCAGTATTGGGAACATCCTGATCGTCGAGAAGCGTCCAACCTGCCGAGGGGTTAGGGATACTCTCGACATCGTCTAGCTGAATGATACAGATTTGAAACTGTCCGCTGCCTACTCCTGTAGGAGGCTGAACAGTAACAGTCGTAGAGCCATTGGAAGTAGCTGTAGGCCCAACACCGACAAGTGTTGGGTAGGTTCCTAGTGAACCGCCCCCACCCCCACCCCCTCCAGTACCAGGGTCAGTAGGCGTGGGGGTAAGAGTAACAGAGACGTTGTCGGTAAAGGTACCAGCAGAAGTAACCGCTGAGTACCTCAGAATATAGGTACCATTCGGGTAGGCTCCTCCTGTACCGCCAGAGGTAACAGCGGGAGGAGAAGAAACCCTAATGTTGTCGTGCTTGACAGTCGACGTGCCAGAGATACTACTGCGCCTATACTGACCGAACTTGACATAGTACGGGTCGGTATGGTCGGTCGAGTACATGGTCTTGCGAGAGATCTTAGCGACCTTCTCAACACCATCTACATGACACTGAATGAAACCTGTTGAGGAAGACGTCGACCACTTGATGTGGACGACTACGTTATACCAAGTATTAAGAGCTGGTGTCCATACGGGGATGTCTTCATCGTCAGTGTCATTTGCTCTCTCAAAGTATACCTTTCCATCATTGTGGAGAGACATTGCGAGAGCAGGAGCACCATCATCGTTGACCTGGTGCCACTGGAAAAAGATTAACCAGTCATCAGCAGACCCCATACTGGGGAATGCTTCAAACTTAACACCAAATTCATACCAACGCTCGTCTCCGTCATGGTCGTTCCAGAACTTACCAAAACTAGAGACCTCACATCGCTCATGAGAGCCTACTGCCGTATCGCCATCATGAACCTCAGTACGGAGTACTGTTGCCGAAGACGGATCGTTAACGATCTGCATTCGGTACTCAGAGTTCATGTTGTAGCCCGAAGGGCTACCTTCATACGTGTGAGTCTGAACCGAAGAGTAGTTGGTGTTACTCAGTCCAGAATCAAATGTCTCCTTGAAAACCTGAGTCTGACCAACAGGAACACCACTACCGACAGTAGTAGCACTGGGAACCCATGAAACTGCTGCCGCTGTGGACAGCACATTTCCAGCACCAGAAGGTCCAGAAAGAATCTCCCACTTCTGAGAGCTAAGAGTTGCTCCATTGAGAGTGACCGAAGCAGTCCTAGAGAACGTACCACTCGGTAGGATCTGAGCGTCTGCGCCTGCGTCGACTACCGGAGTAGTAGCGCCTCCACCACCGACGTAGGAGGCAGGAGTAGGCCATGCACCACCAGCAGGGGTTTCGGAGTGCCAGTGCTTCAGCTCTCGAATTTCAACACGGATGATCGAGGCATCCGGATCAACATTAGGATCTGTGTTCTCGTTAGTCTGGTTGTAAGAACCAGTCTTAGCATACCAACCGGTACCGGCACCCGAGAAGAAGCCAGCAGAAGTGTAAGTCGGAGTGGATGGGATACTGGCAAGGTTGGTCGTGTAGTAAATACTGGGAGTACCAGCGTTGATTCTGGTCTTCAGGTAGAACTCAGTACCATCAGCATAGTTAGAGTTGAGGACAGCTACTCGTGAACCATTAAAGTTCACGATGAGTTTGGTAGCTCCACTCTCAAGCTCAGTTCTGACCATAATGACGTCGTCATTAGGATCATGGTACTGCTGAACACAGACACCAGGCTTAGTAAGACCACTGAGTCCATAGATGCGATAGATACCTTCAATCCAGTGGTCACCCGACTTTGGATTGAAAGCCATCTTAGTGGTGCCATCACGCTCATACTCACGCAATTCACAACGCGAGTACTGAGTGTTAGTAGATGTGGTGGCACCGCCAAGAGGCGCTGAGAAGACTCCTACATCTTTACCGCTAGTTGGGTTAGTCCTGGAGTAGAACCAGGGAGCCCCTTGAGGTGGAGAGTTCTTGAGTTGTGCTTGAGGATAATTGATATGGGTGGCAAGTCCTAGACCCAAATCGAAATGGTTCCAGGAAGCTCCTGCCGGATCTGGTCCCAGATGGAGAAGCTCATTCACCGCCAGGACCATATTAAATTATCCTATCCTATAGGCTATGAGACCTGCTCTTTGAAAGTTACCTCAAGACGGATGAGCGAGCCTCGATCGACCTTGAGTGTACCAGTGTGATTGGAGGACACATCCAGGGAGCGAGCATTCACTCTAAAGCGCTTGTTCTTCCCACGCAAGGAACTCGGGATTGACATTCGACCTCCAGCAAAGACCTGAATACGTTCCCAACCAGTAGACTTGTTGAAGTCATATACAGTCGATCCACTATAGATTTCTCCAGAGCCTACCTCCAGACGAGTCTCTCCCCACACGTCATCGTCAACCATAGTATTCAGCAGAGAGAACTGTGCATCCATAGTAGTCGCCCATGTTGGAATGGGGACAACTACTTCAGAGGCAGCAGGCCAGTTCCGCCAGATGTTCTGCTGTGCCGTTGGAAGAGTCTGTTCAACTGTTGGCCCACCGATGAGATATGAGAACTCATTCTCTGGATTCACAATGAAAATGTCAACGTCGGGCACTGGCGGAGGAGTAGACGGTGGAGGAATCTGCTGTGGAGGGGCCGATACCCGATTCCGCAGACTCACGATATGTGAGGTCTGGATAGTTGCTGTATTGGCTGGAATGTCAATGCGTGCAAGGTCGATAGCCGACCAGTTGTTGCCCAAAGAGCGCACCGTCCGGGTAGTGGAAGGAACACCCTGAACGATAACAGGTTCTACGTAAGGACCGTTAGCTCTGTCAGTTGGGATATTCCAAGGCGAACCAGCAATATAAGGGTCTTTAACGACGGCAACAAGTAGATCAGACCGAGAGCTAGCAGTGTTGTTTGGAGCCACTGGCACGACGTGATCGTCAGGGTTTTTCCCCATGTAAGCTTCGTAAAACTGGCCTGATCCACGTCCGAGTACAACGAAACCACCAGGCGAGATACGAACAGAACCACCAGGAGTAGCAAGGGCTTTCACCTCCAAGTCGGTAGCCCCTAGCACTCCCTCAGTCTTGTTGAACATAAAGTAAGGGATCATTCGGGCGACATCCTCAGGGATGACAGCTCCGCCACCGACCGCCCATGGGACAGTTGAGAATGTCACCAAGTACTCCAAGCGTTACGCCACGAGGTTTCAAGTCTCGCGGTACCAGTAGGATCAATACCCTTCAGGACGACTCGGTGAGTGCCTGGTGGGAGTGTTTGCATAGAAAGACGCCGACTAGTCGCTTTGAACTTTCCAGCAATAGGTGTTGTACCGTTCTTCATTACCTTACGAGACCAGGGACGAGGGTCAATCTCCATCCACTCCCCGGCCCGGAGAAAGAAATCCGAAGACGTCTCGATCTTGTAGTAGTTCGTGACCTCAATAACAGGCTGAGCAATAGGCCCGTAGACCTTCGTCAAGAGCCACGTCTCGGTGTTTCCCCCCACAAATAGGAAGTCGTCGAGGACTTGGATTGCGAACGTCGAGAGTGGGAACTGGAAGGGCGGTACAAACCCAGTAGACGTCGAGGGAGCGCTGGTAATCGATCCGTGTTGCCACTCCGCTTCGTAAAACTTGTGAGAGATTGCCCGGAACGAACACGTGACAGGAATCCAACCAGCACGAGTCCTCCCACGAGTAGGCTGATACTCACGGGGACGACCATATACAATCAACGTCCTATCATCATCAGTGATATACAGTTCTGAGACCTCTCCAGGAGTCAAACGAGACGCTCCTACGAAAGTATCCTCAGTGAACCAAGCAGCAGACATCCTTCTGTGTAGGTCTTTAGCTGCCGCACCATTATCGCCAGGGCTTCGGGTTTTGATGTTGATGTCAAAGTTGACTGTCATTCCACCAAAGTAGTCCCTCCCCATATACATACCATCCGCACGTGCCCTATTGACATCATCCGTCCTGATATCTGGAGACGTGAACTCACTACTGGTCACATGCACGAGAGTTCCACGACCAAAACGAAATCCATCTCCAGGAGTAAAAGGAGGATTGACTAGCTCATAGCCAAGGTCAGGAGGGAAACTCATCGAGTATACCTGCCTTTACTCACAACTCGACGCTTAAAGTCCAACGAATCGGCTAGCTCACGAACAGTGGCTTTCTCAGGGAGCATGACGTTGTAGACATCTCCACCACCACTACCACCACCACGCAGTGCTGCCACAATAGCTGCGATGTCCTCTGGAGAAAGACTCCCCCTACCAGGACGAATCTGATCCATTGGAATGATGAGTTCTGGCTTACCTGTCAGGTTATGAGCAATAGTAGTGCCAGGCTGAAGCCATCCACCTTTGTCATACCAACCATGAGCCTGCCAGAATGCCTGAGCACCCGCCCAACCGCCGTATCGCTGTGCAACATAACGGTCTGCAATCATATTCTGTTCAGCAACAGATGCGTCCTTGGCGTGTGCAGTAGACCCTCCCAATGCCCGCCACGTTCCATCAATGAACTGGTAGAGACCAGAAGCCGAGGAGGTAGGGTTCTGTGCTCTTGGATTACCACCGGACTCATGTGCAATGATCCAGGCACGTGCATCTCCACCTCCCAATCCCACTCCACCGCCCCCTCCTCCTCCACCACCGAGGAAGGTAACGATAGTTTGGAAGACAGATTCCAGTTTCTTCTGAGCAGCTTCGAGAACCTTGGTGACCAGCGCTCCAGGGATACGAGAGATAGCCGCGCCGATTTGTCCACCCATTGGGGAATTTCCAAACCCAAGACTATGGAACAGATTAGCTACCTGGCTACCAAAGATGCTCCACATAGACACTTGGGTAGTGGCGGCAACTGGTCCGCCTACAGCATAGTGCGGAATTCCAATAGGTCCTCCCTGAGCGAAAGTAGGACCGCCAGCTCTACCCCCTCGTGCCGCAGTGTGCATGGCATCTACTGCACCGATACCACCCATACGCTGAACGGCTGGGACAGAGAGAACGTACTCTCCTTGCTGTGCAAGAATGGGGACTGAATCTTTACCCTTAATTCCGCCACTGACTGGACCACCGGCAGCGAAAGCGGGAAGGCTAGGCACCCTCCCACTAATTCCTCCAACTCCGATCCAGCCCATTACCGTGTTCCAGGCACCAATGATTCCATCATTGATGACGGTATTGATTACCCAGTTGATCGGATCGCGGAAGAGGTTAGCGATCTTCCTCCAGGCATCGCCAATCTTCTGTGCGCCCTGATCTGTGTCTCCACGAAGGATGTCCAGGAAGCCAGACCACCAGAGCTTGATACCTTCCCACAGACCCTTAAACCATCCGGTCAGGCCGTCCCAGAAGGTATGCCACATGGCATCAATCTCCTGGTCCCACCGCTGCATAGTGGCCTTGAGCCCGTCAAGATTGGTTCCGAACAGTCCTGCAATGATGGTCCAGAAACCGCGAGTGATCTCGGTAATTCCCTGAGTGAACGTCGTCCAATTGCCAGTGAAGATACCCGTGAAGATGTCCAGCAGACCAGCAATCATATCGAATGATCCCTGGAAGACAGTAACCGCAGCGCCAAGCTCCCGAGCAACAGTAGGACCAAACACATCGATAAGGAAGGAGATGATGTTGGTGAGTGCACCCAGGAAGCGAAGGATAGCTGGGATCAGGGTCTCAGTAATCTGATCGACGAATGGCTGAATCTTGGGCCAGACCTCTTGCAGGAATACATCGCCGAAGCGTTGCAGAGCAGGAATGAGCTTCTGTTGGACCATGTCAACCAGGGATTGCCATGCTGGCAAGATGAACTGGTTGAAGTTTCTGACGATCGTATCCCAGATTGGCATAAAGCGAGTACGTAAGTCATCAACAAAGCCATTAATGCCATTACGAAGAGTCTCACTCCGCGTATAAACATCAGCAAAGATTGTAGCCAGTCCAGCTATTGCGGCAATGCCGAGAGCAACTGGTCCTCCAGCACCCAACGCTAATGCGGCCATGAGAGACCCTACAGCAAAAGCAAGTGCAGCAATCATTGGAGGTGGTAGCTGGTTGATAGCTTCAAAGATACCATTGAAAACTCTAATGATAATCGTACCAAGAGGCTCTAGACCAGCAGCAAGCTTGAGGATGAAGACAACCAAGTCACCAATGAGAGTGGCAACTACAGGGAAGGAGCGCACTGCGGCATCCATGAATGCCTGGAAAGACTTATTCTGACCAATGTGGTCTGTCCAGGTGGCAAACTGTTCAAGGCCCTTGACAATCATGTCTAGTATCTGAGAACCACCAAGGTCCCAGAAAGCCATCGTGAGATTGCCAACGATTCGAATCAGCGCAAAGATACTCCGAGTCAGGGCATCTACCGCAGGCCAGATAGCTCTGCTCAGGAAGTTGACAAACCTCTGCCACCACGGACCCTCAAAGAACATAATGGCCTGTAGGCCAGCGTCACCAAAAGCATTAGCAGACGCCTTCACCAGAGGATATAGGGTCTTCAGGGCAGCAGTACCGGCATTGAGCCATGCCGAGATACCAATACCAACAAGCTTCTGATTGGCCTTGACGAGATTGTCGTACTCAGCCAAGAGTTCCTTGAGAGCATTAGCAGCCTGACGAAGACCGTCAGGGAGCTTGTCAATAGCCCCCTGACCGAGAACGACTGCCGCTCTGATCTGCTTAAAGGCAGGAACAGCTACCAGTGCTAGTGCACCTGCACCCAGACCGGCAATGAGAAACGCAGACGTCAAAGCGCCTACTGCTCCAACGGCAGCAGTGAATCCTGAGGCTATGACTGGTAACAGCCCAATGATAAGGCTGGCCATCCTGGCAAAGCGAGATCCACCAACATCAAAGTCTCCGCCAAGCCCCTGAGTTTGCTGTCTCAACTGAGTCAACTGAGACAGAAGAGATCGATCAGTATTGATCCTGACGTTGATAGTAAAAGACTGAGCCCTTAGTTCAGCACGGAGTCTAGCGAGGGAAGCTCTATCAATGGAGAACCTGACTCGAACATTGCCAGATACTCCCTCGATTTGCTGTCTAACTCTAGCTAGAGATGCTCGGTCAAGTTGAGCCTTGACCTTGATGTTTCCTACAGCCTTATTGATCTCTTGCTTGACCTTAGCTAGAGATGATCGGTCAAGCTTGACTGTGACAGGAAGTTCAATCTTATTGCGCCGCTGGAATTCTTCAGCTTGTCGCTTGGCTGCTAGCAGACCAGCAGTAAAAGGGTTCCTATTGAGAATGAGAGTCGCTTCGATGGAACCTGCGTCGAAAGCCATCTAGCGACTCCCACTCCCTATTCAGTTGACTTTCTCTATCCTCACCCCAAGGTCATCATCTCCACTATCAGAGATGTCTCCACTAATAGGAGTGTCCTCAGGGCGTTCTTCCCCGGCTTGTATCCGCAGGTATCTACCGAGTTCTTCCATATACATCTGCGGTTGCCACCAAGGAAGACGCTCCCACTCATCTACAGTCAATTGAAAGTGGAGTAGCGCCCGAAACCACTCTACACGCTGCGCAGGCGTACCGGCGAGCGAGTCGTAGCGGGCGCTTGCAATTCCGGGTTCATAAGGTTCTGCATGAGATAACCAAAGAAGCCCATGAATGGCCGGTACCCTAGTGCCGTCAACTGCTTGTGCGAAGGACTTCCACCAGACCAATCTCCACTGTCTGACCTCTCACCGCCACACAACTTAGCAAGACAATCAGTAATGCCGTCGGTTAGCTTGTCGAACATCTCCTCATCATCAATCGCATTCATTACCTCTACGATCTGGTCAGGAGAAGTCGATTCAGCTTCCTTGTCCGGAGCAATGTCCAGTGTCTTAAAGACCTGCTGAACTTCCTTAAAAAAGCGCTTCGCTGCGAACCGAGATGGTTCAGGGACTACACCCACAATGTCGGGGTGGCCGTAGGCAGTGAAGTCGTAGGCGAGATCTCCCCCCAGAGATTCACCATCAAACTTAGGCACTAGGGACCGTCCTTTCTAATTCAATCTTTACGGCAGAGCCGCAAGGTTCCACTCACGAACAATAGCCGAGGCAATTGGCGACACCAACCTAAAACTCACCGCGTAGAGCCGCTGAGTTTCCGCACGACGGTACGAGGTTTCCACGTCTGCTACCGAGAGAACATCCAACCACAGAACACGACGCCACTGAGTCTTCGTGTTCATACCCTCCAGACCGAGAGTCAGGTGCTCAATGTCCTCAGCAATAGTCAGTTCTCGATATCCAGGGATACCAGTAGCCGGTGCAACAGTGGTGATGGTACCACCACCATAGGCCAGCTTCATCGTCTCCAGAGTGTCTTCCGACAGCGTCACCTCAATACGAGGGTCAACCGATGTCGTCGCAATGTCGACTGGGTTAAGCTGCTCCTCAATCGAGATGTCATTAGTCGAGCGAGAGAAACGCATAGTAGCGCCCGACTCACTAGCACCAATGGCAGTCCACAGAGGGTTACCGCCAGCACCAGCCCAGTCCCCACCGAGCGCCATACTGTTAGCCGGAAGGGTAGCGGTGTCATCCTGAGGACGAGTCCAGATCTGAGCCTGCCCACGAATGACATTCTTACGAGTGTAACGAGGAGTAAGTGTAGGCATTAGTCAACCTCTACAATCTTGACGCCGCTGGCCTCAGCAGCAGGAAGAATCTCCTCAGCCTGAGCAGAGGTAAGGCGAACACCCTCAGTATTCACTACTGGATGTCCAGCAACAACAAACAGGTCGGTGGGGTAAACCACCTTGTAAACCTTCGCTCCATCTTCGTCGGTCGGCTCCGGAGCCTCACGAACAAGATCAGCAGCAGTGTCACGAAGTTCCACCTCAGGACCAGTTGGCCTATTTGCGGCCACCTCATCCCCTACCTTTTGAATTTCAGCCATATCATCCAACCTTCTTATTCAGTTTTACTACAAATCTGTTGCGACGGTGCAGTAGTAGTTACACGTGTATGCATACCGTCCAGCAGTGTCGAACACTGCAAGCTCTGAGGGTGGGCCACCCACACGACCAATGAAGTCCAGATAAACACCATCATCGAAAGTGTAAGACTCCGGACCGTACTTCAGGATAGCGTCATCAACCAACCGTGCCAGGTATTCAGCATCGTCGTAATTCCGGTCAGCCCCTCGACATTCAATGGTGAATGAGAGATTATCGAACACACCCTCATGGGTGTACCCAGGACCAGAGCCCATTCGAACATAAATAATCCGCCCAGTGGGCGGAAGAGTGTCGTTATAGACTTCTACGTCGCCTGGAGTGTGGTCCTCAATCCACTTAACCAAATGTCGAGAGGTAAACATCAGTCAGACTCCCGAGGAGAGATAGGAGGACGTTCGTAATACCTCAGACCATTGTCTTCTGCCCAAGGATTACCAGACGTTCTCAGTCTCCCAGTCTCTACGGGTGCATTCTCCAACACATATGTGTTCATTTCCTCAGCTACCTTGGCCATCTCAAAACGAACACTAGATCCTCTTTCAGAGAGGACTGCCCTAGCAATTCCTTCTAGAAGACCGGCAGAGTTCTCCAACAGCGGACCTCCCAAGTAGTGAGAGCGACCACCATGGGGATGCCGAAAGCTGAGATTCTGGTGCTGATTCTGAGCGTAAGGTTGATTCACCTTACACCCAGCCACCAACTTTCCTGTACCTACATTCTCCATGAGGCGATCGATACGACCGTCAAACGTGCCAGCCATATCTCCTCCTACTTGTAGATCTTATCTGGAGGAATATATCCCTCTTCGAAGGTCGGAAAAAGAGGAAAGAGCGGTCCGTCGTAAGCGTTATACACAGCAGGTACTGCATCGTCCAGAGAAATGATTTCCGTAGCTCCATCTACGTCCACTCGTCCTTGCTGAACTGAGTCCAACATGCGACGAGTACGGTCGTAAAGAAGGAACATCGGGTCATCACTGCCTACCGGATTCGATCCTCGAAAATAGAGGAGGGAAAGGTACGATGCAATGTTGACCGACCACTGCTTAACGATAGTCGGGACCGCCCCAACCTCAAATGGAATTACGTAACGACGCTTGAGAGCAAGGTTGATCTGTGTATCAGCGTCAGCAATGGCAGCCCGGATCTGATCAACGTCCAGATCGGCTGGTGTTTCGTTACGAACTTCGTCACGACGACCAGCCAGAACTCTAATGACATCTTTCTCGTCACAGTATGCCATTGCTCAGCCCCCTACTTCTTATCGCGAGGCTGCTGTGGAGACTCCGACCGAGCCACAGAAGCCTCCTGAGCAGGCACAGTGCCGGACGAACTCTGAACATTGTCTTCGTCCTTAACGAAGAGAGGAACACGGCTCGCAGCAAGCGCCTCCATGTCGACTCCCTCATTGTCAAGAGCCCAGTCAGGAACCTTGTCACCGCGTGAGAGTCGGTGAATCTTCTGGTCCTCTGGATTGACCACATGCCACATGTCAACGTTCAATCGGTAAGCCATAGCAACTCCCTATCTGCGCTTGGTTACGGAACCGCAGTGATGGTGCCCTGGACACCGTTGATAAGAACACAAGCCTTAGGAGTGTCGATAGCGTTCAGAGCACGTCGCGTGAAGTACGTGTTGTAGCTCTGCTCCTCCTCGTGGTACTGAGTCGGAGAACCACTAAGAGGCCACTCATCCGAAATGAAGCCCAGGTTGCCGCGCTTCAGAACCATAACGTGGTTGGGAAGGATCTCCCACGACTGAACGATATCCAGAGTACCGAACTTCGTTGGGTACGCGAGCTGGTACCGAGGAGAAATAGTCGTTGCCGGAGAGTTCATGAAGACCTTGTTGACTTCCTCCGAGTCGAGGAGGATAGGCATCAACGAAGGATGAACAATCATCGTGTCTGGAATCAGACCGTAGCGGTCGTTACCAACAGCACCCTGGATCTGCTGGTTGGCCATAAGGTACTGCGCATTCGCAATGTCCTTACGGATACCGGCAGTGGGAGTAAGACCAGCACTGGGAACAACATCCGTGGTCCACCCACCAGTAGCCTGACGAGAGGCGTTCATGGTGAGAACCGACGCACGGTACACAGCGAGGAAGAAAACGGCATTCCAGGAGCGAATCATCGCATCCCGAACGAGACCCATCTCCATCTGAACTCGACCCACGTCATTGCGGGTCTCCATTTCCTTGGAGATCTTCAGACCAAGACCGCGCTTCTGAGTAGCCGCAACGACCGGCATCGTCATATCGCCCTGAGTGGTGGGAATCTCACCGAACTCAGCAATGATCTCAGCAGAACGAGCACTCGCAAACGCAACCTGTTCCTGGTACTGAACAGCACCACCAGGAGCAGCAGGACCCTTACGCAGAAGCAGATCAGCGATAAGGTTATCCTTAACCGCCGCAATCACAATGCCTGGAACACGAGTTGGGGCCTTGACCAACTGACTAACGGACCACTGAGGCCCGTCGTAAGAATGGCCAACCCTGACCACTGTAGCCATATTCAGTTATCCTATCGAATCGTCAGTCGGACACGGCCTTCAGCGTTGTTAGCAACGCCAGCAGGCTCAATGCAGATACCAATGACAGCACCGGTAGTGACTGTTCCCTGAACAACGCCTGCCGCACCGGCGTAAAGTCGCTGACCGTACGTCCAAGCAGTGCCAGAAGTGTTCTTCAGCCACCACGAACCCCGGTAGGCGACTGCCACCTCATTAGGAGGAGTCAGACCACCACCAGAAGGACGACCCCAAGCGTCTGTGGTCTGCGCAACGGCACCAGCAATGGCAGCAGCATCACCAATAGCAAGACCAAGAACAGCAGTCGAGTTGGCAACTGCGGGCTTCACCTTGCCGGTAACACCGTCAGCCTCAACGAGAGTACCGCCCACCAAGTTTGTAGAGACCAGATGAGTTTCTGGCCCCTTCTCCAGATGTGGCCTAAGACCAGCCATTATAACTCCTAATCAATCTGCTCTATTTAATTATCGAAGGTAGTTCTGAACGTAAGCGTCAATGTCGTTAGGGTTGTCGTACTCAGGCTGAGTACCACCAACACCATGACCGCGCTCACCCGAAAGGTCAATCTGGCCCTTCATGGTCTCCAGAAGACCGAGCATCTGAGTCTTAGCGTCAACCTTAATGTCACCATCAGGAGTGGAGAGGTCAAAGACCTGAGTCTCCATTGAAGTCATAATGGGAGTGGCAAGGTCGAGAGCCGCTGGAGGAACACCCTGCTGCGCCAGAAGAGTGCGCTGAGCCTTCCACCCATCCTCAACGGCCTTCTTCTGAAGAGCCTGAACGGCAGAAAGGGCCGACTCAGCCTTAGTGGTCACCTCAGAAAGGTCAATCTGCTGCTGAGTAGGAGCCGTCTGCTTCTCCTTGTCAGCCTCACCGAGAAGACGCTGGGCCTGCTCGTACTCAGTCTTCATCGACTTGAAGAATTCGTATTCCTCCTGGGAGAGCTGGACAACGCTCCCCTCTTCAGTCTTCTTCTCTGGCACGGTGACCTTCCTATCACGCTCAATCGTAATGGTTTCAGTAGACAGATCAAGAATGGGAGTCGAGTCGTCAGTATCCTCAGACTCGGAAAGCTCAACCTTCTCCCACGGTCCCATGCCGTTCAGCCTAGGAACTACAGTACCGGCAACATGCTGAATAGCACCCTCGTACGACTTACCATCGGCACGGGAGATATCCAGCACAAGACGTGGACTAACTCCGAAGTTCGGGTACTTCTCGACATACTCAGCGGCCTTTGTATCCAGCTCGAAGTAGCCATCAATTCCCTTACCAGGAACGTGCTCTACCTGAACCAGAGTTCCACCACGCTTGTCTGCGTCGTTCGTGTGACCGAACTGGAACGGAACCTCGTCGTATGCCTTATTCTTGAAAGCCTCAACATACTTCTTCAGTTCAGGAGCAGTCAGGTCAAGCTTGATCTTCTCCCCCGACTGAGTCTTGTAGTCGAAAGTGCCTTCCTTAAGAATGCGCTTCTTGAAATAGGTCTTACCCGAAGAACGGTCCTTAACCTTAGTAGTCGGTCCATCCATAAGAGTAGGACCGAGCAGAATCTCAGTCACTTCTTATCAAAACCCTTCTTTGCTAATAGGGAAGCAGCAGCGCTAATAGCTTCACTAAGTGTTCGAACGGGAGCTACGAAACCGCCGTTTCCTTGAACGAAATACCCGCCAGCGGTTCGCTTCACCCAGCCAACTTTACCAGGAAGAGTGAACGTCTGGCCAACTCTCAGGTTAGCTAAACCGCCCTCAATCTGACGCTTCGCAGCGATCAGCTCACTAGGGTTCAGCTTGTTCGCGAACTGTCCACTAGACGTGCGAGAGTGCTTGCTCTCGTTGAAAGATGCACCCTTGACACCTGTTGACACTGCCGACGTAGAGTTACCGTAAGTGCTATAGGGCACATTGCGCTTCTGTACCAGGAGACCGAGGTCAACTATCACCTCTCCCTCATCACCCTCCATAGCGTGAGAGCGAGCCCTCTTGGCTTCCCACTGTGCAACAGCCGCCGCAGCTTTAGCGTTACCTTTAGCTGCCCACTTCTTACACTGCTCAACAGCAGCAGCAATGGCATGTGATACTGTCATTCCTGGAGAGTCGTAGAAGATGTGCTTAGCTACCCTCTTGATGAAACTGGGTAGACCCCCAACTTTCTCCACCCAGTTATCAGGACCTCCAGGCTTTTCCGGCAGATCTGGATGAGTACGAGAGGAATGTTCAGGCTTTCGCGAGAGAAGTACCTCTACCTCTTCCAGATCAGCAATCTCTATCATTTTTCACCTCCTCAATAATCCACAGCACTACCCATTCGATAGCGCGGATACAGTGATAGAAGAAAGCTAGAACGATAATGAGAGGGTAGAACCACCAAGCCACCAGCAGAATCCATGCCAACAAGGAAAAGGTCTTTCCCAGAGCACGGTAGTCACTACGGCTTGGGAGGTACATCAGTCTGCCGGTCGGACTGGAAGGTCGACAATGGCTGCGGATTCTCCATCTTCCTTGAGCAGATGGTCAGCGCTCTCAACAGGAAGATAGCCCCTGCCACTAACACCCCAACTCCTACCCCAAGAATTTGTAAGAACAAGTACGTCGCCGAAAGTAGGATGAGCAGGCCAGAAACCATTTGCCATAATCGCATGACCACCTACAATCGGCCCATCAACATCGATGAGACCCTTAGAGTCTGTTTCGTACATAGACTCATGCCAATTGATACCTAGCACTACCGGACCGCGACGAACGATCCAGTTAATGGTATCGTCGATACCGAAGTTCCAACCGTAAGACTTAAAGTACTTAGCTCGCTGACATGCCTTCAGACCGGCAATGACAGTGGCGCCCTCAGGAAAGTTCCGACCCTCGGACTGATCCACAGCTCGTGCAGCAGCAAAGATCTTATGTCCAGTAGAGTTGGTCACCTCATACGCAGCGGGATTCGCTGCCAGCTCACCGGCCATTGAGAAGCCAACGCACTCTCCTTCCTGTCCCTGATCCAATGGCTCCTTACGAGTTGTCCATACACGCTTGAATCTGGCGGTACGGCCAACTAGAGAGCGCGTCATAAACTGTCGAGACCTGTCATCCTTAAAGAAATGAACGTCCAGTACTCGATCTGCGTTGGGCGAGGGGGTGGTCACTTGGCGTTTACCTCAGACGTATCGGTTCCGTGGAACTTAGGTTTCTGCACACCCTTAGTGGTGGGTGGGACACTACTTGACTGCCTGCTGTAGTCGTAATTCTCGCACGCTAACCCGTCGTGGTCCATATCCAGACTATCAGGGTCAACCCGAGGCCCACCTTGAGCCTCATAATATTTCTGTGCATCATCTTGATCAAAGAAATCTGAACACTCTTTGTCAATGTTCGCAAGACTGGATGGAGCAGAAGGATTCACAGGTGTAAAATCTGTATGGGGAGCGATAGAAAGAAGCGTAGGTTTGTCGTCGCTGATGAGATACCACACCAACGTATAGCCACCAACAAAAATCGCCCCCATTGCGAGGGCGAAGATTGTATACCATAATATGACTCGCCCTACACGACGAGTGTTTGTAACACCCAGTTGTTTCCTATGACGCCCTTGATGGCTTCCGCTTGGGGTTATTCTTTCCACTCGTCACCGACCTTCCACCAAACGGCCGGGAACCTACGGTTCCACCACCCCGGGAACCTTCCTTCACAGCGGCTCTAGCCTTAGCAGAGTGCGGACCACCAGCCTTGCTCTCCTCGTCAGCACCCTGAGCGTTCCGCACCATGTTAGTGGCGGAATCGACAACGCCCATCATCTGGTTGAGGTTGTCCTGCTCCTGGGGAGAGCCGTTAATCTCTAGGTCCTTAGCAACCTTTCCAGGATCGAGTTCAAGAAGCGTGGCAACCCTATTGACCAACTGATCGTAGAATTCCACTGGTACCTTTGCTCCAGTGGTCGCCACCTTACTGAAGACATCAAGCACGTTGACTTCGTTCGCTTCAGATAGTGGGCCAAACTTGAACCTAGGTATAGATGCTTTCGGTCCGAAGTTGTAGGCGATGAGCGGTCCAATGACCTCATTCGTAATCTGCCTCGCCATATCCATCGCAACCATACGGCGGGTACGCAGGTACATCTTGGACAGACTTTCAGCAAGAGCGTAAGAGCCTTTGCCACTAGCAGCCTGAGAAGAGAGACCCATAAAACCGAGGAGTCCAGAGTCCAGCATCTCAGAATCCAGCCACGCCATTGCCTGAACATAAGCCTCACCCGCACGGCCGGAAGCCTCGAATGGTTCTACGACACTCTGATCGTGAAGTCCTACTACTCCCTTTCCTCGGAGCTGAGCAACCTTCCGAGCATCAAGGCGCGCTTGACCCTCATCTGGGTTTCGCACGATAGTCTTGGGCAAGACCCCCTGATCGAGAAACTGGTACCAGAGCCATCGGATCTTACGCTTTGTCTGGAAACAGTGATACGGAACCTGCATGGCGGAGATTCCGAGCAGCGGATCACGATGCATTCCGTGGACATAAACGAAAGACCGTTCTGGACCGATGTAAACCCAGTCACTCTCTCCGGCAGACCAATTGACAGTGGGAGTCTTACCAGTGAAAATCATGGGGAGCTGACGGAACCCACGAAGCTCACTCCGTTGTCCGTCATAGGCAGCCTGACAAGTCTCCGGTGGACGCCAAGCGAGCTTGTGGTAGACAACCTTTCCGTCGTCGTTTACCTTGAAGACCTTCTCAAAGTACGCACGCTTTGTGGTGAAAGCGTCCGTCATCTGAGAAACGAGCTGCTCGACAGTGGTGAGTGGTCCACCCTGATGTGGAAGCGCGGTCATCGCATCGTAGATAAACTCTGCTTCTCCAGTATCGCCCTTTGCGGGGTCGATTTCCCAGGGGGCAGAGATAATGGGATAGGTGAGCATGAGCTCTATTGACTGAGCGGTACCGTCAGTACGCAACATGTGCTGGTAGTCGCGCACCATGGGCTCTTCATAAGTGAAGACATTCCCATGATTGAACTCAGCGAAAGGCCCGTCCCAAGGGAAAGACGATCCAATTTCACCCTGGGGTGGATCAGTACCCTCATAATCTACTTCGACAATAGGACGCGGCCTAGCGGCAGTGTATGCCGGAATCTGACCTGGATTAGTCATACCAAACCCCACTAGGAGCTTCCACTAAAGCGCCGAAGTCTCCTGAATACCCGGAATTATCCCAATCAATTGCGTCATCTCCCAGAGTAGCATCTCCCCAGGCAAACGCAGAGTCCGAGGGATCCAAACTGAATCCTAGTCCAGATGCCCACCAAGCCAAGCAAACAGCGTCACCCTTATCGGGGCTCCTGTTCAACCTCTTCCGAATCTCGTCCTTGGATTCAATGACAATCTTTCCACCGGGCATGGTCTTCCAGTGTGGAGTCGATAAGTCAGAGGCTAGGTCATCGTCCGGGGGAAGCATGATTGAGGGGGAGCGTGCCGGATCAAGTGCTTCTCGCATCTTCCAGTAGACAGCAGCTCTAACGTTATAGAACTCAATCTGGCCAGAAGTATCCTTTAAGGATGTTCTGTTACCGACGTTCACGCCCAAAGCAGTGTAGTTGTTCTTCTTGATAGCGTCGTAGACACCAGCACCGACACCGTTAGTATCGACTACTGCCAAGTCTCCTCGTTCAATGTTCAGTTGACTCTGGAGGAGTTGCGCCGTTCCCATTGTGTCCGTTCGAGGCATGATTCGAGGGGTGAGGAAGGCATCTCCGATTCGCTCGGCGAAACATGTCTTATCGTTTCCGTATCGTGCGATGTCAGCCCCAATGATACGGCGCCAATCGCCACTAATAGGTCGCCCGGCTTCGTCCCATTGATTCCATCGTTCTTGAGCCTGGTAAATCCAACCCAGAGGGATGACTGAGAACTCATCGACATCAGGGAATTCTCCTTCTACACGAGCCTTCCACATCGGAGAGCCTTCACCGAGGTCTCGCTTAGCATCCTCGATGTACTTCCAGGAAGTGAGGTCTTCGCTAACGGTCTTGGCGACCTTCTCACCCGTGAAGTTCGGTGAATCGAAAACCGAAACCTTGATGACATTCCAACCCGAATCGGGCCGACATACTTTACGAAAGTATGATGAGGGGTCAGTAGGGTTACCGATAGCCAACATTCGACAGTGTTCGCCGGTAGCGATGTCACGAGCGGAACCCCAGAGCCATTCAGGTATACCCGCGGCTTCGTCGAGAATGACCAACAAGTACTTGCGGTGTAGACCCTGGAATGCATCTCTATCGTGATCTTGCGGCTTACGACCAAAGCCGACGAGTCGACCACCAATGAGCCAGTTGTCGGAGATCTGAACTTCACCGGGCAATCCCGCCTGTTGATGAATCTTCCGGATTTCCTCCCACAAAATGGCATGGACCTGCTTCACCGAGGGAGCAGTAGTAACAACCAAGGTTTGGTCTGCCGGATGCGTGTCCACCCACCATGAGGCTGCGACGGATGCAGTGAGTGACTTGCCGATCCCATGTCCACTTTGCACTGCTGTCCGTCGATTGTCCCGAATCGACCGGATGATTTCTTTCTGCTTGGACCATAGGTTAATCTTCGCTTTCTTGGATGCCCAATCAACAGGGTCAAGTGGATTGACTTGTGCTTCGAGAAGGCTTTCTCCGTATTCCCAGCTATCGAACGATTGCTTTAGGGGCATTCATGCTCTCCAATTCGTGCGTCACCTGTGCTTCATGACGCGCGGACAGGTGAGCCTCAGCGCGGAACCTCTCCAGAAGGATACTCCGTGCCTTGTCGAAAGCGTCAGCATCGAGGCCGAGATCTTCTATGGTGCCCATTGCCAGTCGGATGACGAGTTCTGTCTGAGCGCGACCAAGAGAGATTACCTTTTCCTGAAGGGCCATCTTGGCAGCACGTTCAGCAAGCTTGGCAACCTCTGCCTTTGCCCTTTCGTAGGCAGTGACTTCAGGAATCGTACCGACAGTACCATCCCGAGCCACAAACCTCCACTGAGAGGTATCAATGCCGTAGAGCATCTCCTTACAACGTTCTTGCCAACGCTGAGCTTCTGCCAAAGCTTCAGACATCTGCTCCAGTGCTGTCTTGTGATAGTCCTGGAGTGGTGCTTCAGTACGCCGATTGACTTCATTTTCAAGATCTTGATAGGTGAAAAGCTCACCGGAATCGATAACCTCGCGTGCGTGCTGGAGTCCGCGAGCTGTCGCCAGGTGCGGAATGCACATACGGAAACCGATAACTGGAGGACTAGGGCACCGAGTTCGAACATCGTACTCACATGGAGGGATCATTACCCAACCTTCTGTGTGTAAGAGCCGCCCCACACTGCGGGACGCCAAATCTCCACAAATTCTGGCTTTGGAGGCTCAGGAATGGGAATTGGACACTCTTCAGTGGGAGGAAGAGTACTTTCTTCCTCAAATTCTTGCTTATCTTCCCTCTTTTTCTTGACAACTGGCGTCTTACGCGGAGGTTTTCCACCTCCAGAACCCTTTTTCGTCCACTGATTGTTTTTTAGGCGAATGACAGTTCCACATTCTTTACTACAAGTACGCCGCTTTTCAAATCTTTTCTTTCCCTCCATCAATCCATTAGCGTACCGGTGACGGTGGAACTCTTTACCGCAGTCCGGATTCTCACAAATCTTGCCGGGCTCCTTCTTTCGTTCCTCCTCTGCATCCTTTACCCTTTTGATGTCACAGCATTTACGACTGCAAGTGGCTCTAGTGTGGAAAACAGAGCGACTCTCATGTTCAGAACGGCAGTAAGACCCATTACAGATTTCACAAATGCGTGTTTCGCTCTCTCGGATCTTCTTAAACCGATCGGATTGTGCTCTATGAAGGTCGGGATTGGACTTGGAGCACGCTTCCCCACAGTGAACTCTACTAAGGAAGTGCGTACGAGGTTCACCAGGACGACGTTCAAGTTTCTTGCTGCATGTTTTCTTCTTGCAGAATCGTTCTGAGGATTCCGTTGGGGTCGATGTAGTACTCGTAGTACTCGTGAGATCCGTTTGGGTTGACAAGGATTGGCCCTACCTTGCTCAGATCAGAAGTGAAGAGGGGAAGTAGCTCTTGAGACACCAGAAATCGATCCCATGCCCGCAGCAGAGCGTAAGCATGGCCGAGATCATCAGGATAGAGGATCAGATCCCGTTGGAGGCTCATGCTTTGAGACTACAGGCTCAGTCCTATCTAAAGCAATCATAAGCTTCTCCAAGAGCCTGTCCTGAACCCCATGGAATTCATGGTGTAAATCAATATCAGAGTCTGCTACTAGACATCCACAACGGTTGCACTGCCAGTAGCCTCTACCTTCAAACTCTATATAGTTTCTGTACTTAGGGAAGGGTATGTTCCCAGTGAGCTGTTTGTCCTCCTTCTTTGTTTTATTGGAGAGGAAGGTCTGAAACACACGGCTACCAACGCCCATCCGCTAAGCATACACTCCAACCCAAGCTTAAATGGCTAACCAGACAATCCCTGAGAGCGTCTGTGCCTCAAGATCTTTAGGCC